TAAAGTATCCTGGATTTAAGTAATTTGAAGATGTAACAAATGTTCTATGTGGGTATTTATCTCTTACATTTAATCTAAATATAGCTTCTTCATTTGTATTGTATTTTTCTTTATTTCTATATAAAGAAACATTTAATTCGCCACTAGTTTTAGCAATTGATTGCATATTATGAATACTATCATCCCATTTAAAAGTTAATTTAGGTGGAAATATAGTATGAGTGTCTACTGAAAAATAATTTAAATCACCATTACTACTTGATATATCAGTTTCTATATCATCTGAATATTTTATTATAAATCCTCTATTAGGAATTCCTATAGGGTATGCTTGAGCAGCTAATAAACTGGCACTATATTTTTGTACTATAGATGTTACATCTGCATTTATATCTAAAGGGGTATTAGATGTGAAATTTTGAGAAATTTTAAATCCACTTCCTGTATACCATTCTCCACCTCCTGCTGTAATTAAAGGAGATGAGATTGATCCTGTAGAACCCTCTGAAAAATTAGAAGTAAGCCAAGTAGTTTTTGTGGTAATATTATCTCTATATTTCCATGAACTACCATTAGATGATGTGGGAATATTTGAATATCTACCTGTTCCTTCATTCCATGATTTAACTATAGGGTAAATTTCTATATTTTGAGTAGATGCTAAATTTTTATGTTCAGTAGAGAATAATTGTAAATTAGCAGTAAAATTGTTATTTTTATTTATAGCTGTTTGTAAATCAGAATCACTAAATTGGATTAAAATTCGAGAAGGATAAAATATATTATTATTGTCTCCTCTTTCTTTTACTAATTCTAAAATTTCATCATTACCTGTATTTAGTAAATCTCTATCAGGATTACTATATATAGTATTATCTTTTTGTGGAAATATTGAATAATAAGCCATTTTATATTATAATTTGTCCTTTAATATCTGTGTTGGGGTATTTTACCTCAAAAATACACGGGTCTAAAGATGGGTAAATAATATCATTTTGAGTTGCTGAATCTAAATCATATTTGTATTTTGAATAACCACTTGATTCACCCGAAATATTAGTAAAAGTTATTTCAGGTATTGATTGAATACCTATTACTTCTAATAAAGATTTTTGAATTTCTGATTTGAATATAGGTTGATTTATTTGCCATTTATCTATATTAAAAATATTTTGAATTTTAGAGATACAATTAAGTAATATTTCTTGATTATTATAACCTGTAGAAACCCTAATTTTAAAATCAATTTTTATATTAACTACAAATGCATTTTTTATATTAATAGCATCATTTAACATTCTATATTGTTCTAAATAGGTAGCTAAATTAATTTTAGTAGCATTTGTTAGAGTAGATAGTTTTTTATTATTATCATATCCTAAAGTATATAAATTTAATGCTAATGGATTTGCAATTCGTGTAGTATCATTTCCAATAAGAGGACTTATTTGATCATCTTGTGTAATATATGCTTTAGATATTTGGCCAAATTTTGAGGGCATAGATAATGTCCTAATAATATAATCATCTTTAGTTACTGTTCTTTTTTGGGTAGAAAAGTTAGCCATTGAATTTAATCTAATTTCTTCTACACTTTCTGCGTCTCCCCCACCTGTAGCTGCTTGTGGGTTATTACATCCTATACTATTTCTAATAAAACTTAATGTAGTTGGATTTAAATTAGGTTTAGTTGTTAAGGGTAATAATATAGGAGTATTAATAGTATTTGAACTTACATTTGAATTAATTCCTCCTCCTACTAAATAAGTAACTGTTAATGTAGTATTAGCTGGAGCTTTTCCATATGTTCCTGTATAAAGAAAATTTGAAGGGTCATAAGCTTTATCTAAACCACTTTTTCCATCATTTATACCTAAACCAATATTAGTGGGACTTGGGATTATTTCTTCATCATTAATATTTAAAGTTCCAGCACCAAATTGAATTTCTAAATTATTTTCAGTAGTAAATCTAGATATAAATCTTCTAGGAACTGTTTTAAGTTTCATTAAATAAGGAGTAGACTGAGAATCTGAATATAATATAGAATCATTAGCATATGTGTTGATTTGTTCTTTAAAAACAGTATCTTGAGCTAAATAATCTACTTCTGAATAGATATTTCCTTCACTATCTTCAATTTTTTCTATTCCTATAATATTATCATCTGTTAAATTTAGTTTTAAAAATTTTTTAGCTGAACCTATTTCAAATGTTGTAGTTTTTCTTTCAGCTGATATTACTTTTGTATTCTTTTTTAATAAATAATATTGGGGATTACCACTACCATCTATTTGATAAACACTAATATCTGTAGGACTACTTGATCCCGAAATATTAAAATCTATCATTTCTTCAGATATAAAATTTACCCCATCATTAGAGTTAAATAATGCATTTTCCCCAATAGTTAAAGCATAGTTATAATCAGGTGTATAATTATTATCTGCATTAGAAGGAATTAATTGAAAAATTTCTAACATAGTACTAGAAGCTTTAGTAACTTTAGGTTTATATCCTAAAGAATAAGCTAAATTATATAAATTTCTTTTTTCTTGAGCTAAATTTAAAAATGTTTCTTGTAATTGTGTATCTGTATAATATGATAGTACATCTCCTACATAAGCTGCCATTTCTATAAACATCATTCCTAAAGAACCTTCAGAAAAATCATTATATGAATTTGGATAATAAGTTTGAGATAATTCTTTTAACTGATTTTTTAAGGTATTAAAATCTTTATTAAGATATTTGATATCTCTTTCCGGAGTACTATTTAAATTAGAATATGCCATTATAATGATTCTATATTTTTATAATTAATTTCTATTATTTCAGTTTGCCCATCTAATTTAGAAATATATTCAACCCTTACATTAACTTTATTATCATCTCTATTAAAATTAATTTTTACATCTTCAATTTTTATTGAATTTAATAATGAATCAGAAATTATAGCATCTTCTATTTTTGATTTTATAAAATTAGCTTCTACTTTTTGTTCAAAAAGTAAACTATTTAAACCAACACCATAAAAAGGATTAAATAATTTTTCTCCAGGTTCTGTTAATAATGTATTTAATAAATTATCATGAATTTGATCTTTAGTAGTATAATTGATAGATAAACCATTTTTAAAAGGATACCCTAATCCTACTCCTATTGAAGGTTTTAAATCTAAAGGATTTATTTGGGTTTGGGATCCTGGTATTTTATCAATTTCTCTAGCCATTATGGTCTACTATTTTTCTTTTTATCTATTGCCCTCATTAATTCGCGATAATCTCTATTTACTACATTTGCTACTTCAGTTGGTATTGGGGCTTCTGGTATTAATGTTGATTCAAGATTTGTATTTCCTTGAGCAGTTTCATTAAGTAAGTCATTTAATGCTCCGTTAGGTGTAAAACTTTGGGCTATAGATTTACCCATAATTTTTTCTTTTAAAGAAGATTGTACACTTACAGGAATTGGATTACCCATTCCATTAGCTGTTATATTACGTTGTGTTGGGTGTTCTACAATTGTAGATTTAAATTCATCACGTAAATCTTCTTTAAGTGTTTTAATTTCACGTCTAAGAGCATAATCAATTTCTTCTCTTACAACTTTTCTAAATAGTTTTTCAAAAGCACTTGCCTTCATAATAATTGTGTTTGTTAATAAATATAAGGATTTAAAATTCCTCGGTATAAGGGTCGTTTCTATATTTTTTAAAGAATCTTGGAGGGGTATTACTGATCCCATTAGTAGTATTATTACCCTCTTCAGAATCTAAAGGAGGTAAACCTTCATCATCTGAATTTAAATAACCCTCTATTCCTGGATAATAAGAATATAAATCTTCTAAAGAATCTATGACAGGAAGATTATCCTGATCTTCTAATAAGGGTAATAATATTTCTATAAATAATTGTTCTAATTTTGCTAATAAATTATCTATGTAACTTATTAATTGGGAAAATTTAGTATGAGTTTCATCTACTTTCCTTTTTAATTTAACATAAGTTTTATTTACTATAAATACAATACGTGCTGCTAATAGAATTGAACTACCAAATTTTTGAATTGTACCTTTTATTTTTTCTTTTAATGTAGCAGATGATGCAATAGGACCAGGAGGTGTAGTTGGATTAGCTCCTGCTGTTGTTACTATAGCCTCTGCTCCTAATTCTATACCTTGTAAAGTAGTTATAAAAGGTTCTACTATACTAGCTATAGTAGAAATATAAGTAATTTTAGAATTAGCTGATTCTAATTTAGCTTTTATTGTATCAAGTTTAGTTGTAGAACTTAATAATTTATTTTTAATTCCTTCTAATAAATTTTTAGTTTCATCATAATATTTTTTAGCTTTTCTTGGATTACTTTTAGATAATTCTTGCATTTTATTAATAACTTGTTCCTCTGTAGGAATTTGATTATAAGCATATTCTAAAGCCATTTTTTTTCCTTCCTTAACAATTGAAGTTTTAACTTGAAAAAGTAATTTATCTATTGTAATTTTATTTCTTCTAATTACTTTTAACATATTATTTTAATAATACAGTTTGACTTTTACATTTATCAGCAAAAGATATTCTTAATTCTTCCAACATAGATATAGTAGTTGAAAATGCTAATTTATTATCAGGATTATATCCTGTAGGATTTCCTGAAGAATCTATAAAACTTACTTTAGTTTCTATATCTTCTGTTAAATGTTGTATAATATCTATAAAATCACTTATAAATTCATCTAATTGATGTCCTAATATTGCGGGTTCTTGACCATATATAATAGCTCCATCAGGAGAATTTTTTAAACCTAATATTATTTTATTAGAATTTACTATAAAATTTTTTTCACTATCAAAATGAAAACTACCATTAGTATTAAATCCTATAACTTTATTTGAACTAAATAAAATTGAATCTTGTTTAGCATTAAATATTAATCTATCAGAATTAATTATTATCTGACTATCATCGTATATATTGGTATTTTTAGGTATAAAATTCATTTTTAACTTATAATAGCTTGTGATATATTATTAGATGTAGTAGTTACATTACCTAATCTTTGATCAGAAAATATATATTGTCTTTCTTCTGCTAAATAAGAGGCTTTATTTTTACATGTTAATTCGAAATTTAATTGTTTTGAAGATAAATAAATCGAAGAATGATCATTATTTAAATCTTCTATATTAGATTCAAATGTAGTATCATCTACATTAATATGTTGTCCATTTCTTATTATAATAATAGGATTGTTATCCTGATTTCCTAATCTAATAGAATTCCCATATCTACCTTCTAAAATATTATCTCCTTCAAATAATTTTAATGATTTTAAATCTGGGTTTTCTTTAAAGTTTTCACTACCTATTAAACTTTCTCCATATTCAGAGAGGGGCATTGCATTATGATGAGAATTATTCCATAAATTAACTGTAGGTAAATAATAATTAGTTGTTTGAGTTTTTTTATTACTATTTTTTGTATTTAATTGTAATAATAAAACAATTTCATTAATTATAGGGACATATTTTTGATGGGCAAATAATGGTTTAGCTGTGGGGAGCTTTCTAGGAAATTCTAGACCTTTATTTATAGAAATATCACTATAAAATATAGTACCTATAGAATCTACTCCACCATGTCTTCCTGCATCTTTATCTGAGGATTCTAATATAATATCACATACTCTTACAGATTGAAAAATAGATTTAGTAGACCTACCTCCTTTTTGTTCGGATATACCATAATTAAGATTTCTTCCCATTTTTTTCTTTTTCTGAAATTTCTTCTACAATATTTTGTAATTGATCCATTTCTTCAGCTGTTAACATATCTCCTCCGCCACTTGTAGCATTACCTGTTGATAAGCGTTGAACTATAGATGCCATTTTTAATAAATGATCATCATTTTTAACACTAATTTCCATATATTCTTTAATTAATGGAACAACAACAGTGGCATCTCCTAAATTTTGGATAAGGGGCCTTAACTCAGCTATGAGCTGACCAATTTGTTTACCTTTTTTCTTTTGATTAACGTGGATCTCTTTAAGGAGATCAGAAAAGGTTTTATCGTCAAATATTACTTGATTTAATGAATCCATATTGTATTTTGTTATAAATATAGATTTTTTAAACTCTTACATATCCTGTTTTATCATACTCAGTGTATAATTCGTGGTATTTTTTCTTAAGTACTTTAGTTACTTTAGTAATTACAGGAGTATCTACGTTTGTAATTTCACGAATATAAATGTAAAGGGCCTTTTTATTAAAAATCTCTAAATTTTCTCTACGTTTAAATAAAATATTAACAGCATCACACACTTTTCTATCGTGGTCTTTTTTAAATAACCTAAACATATGTTTATCTATGTATGCTGTAAAATAATCTATAAAGTCTTTCATATCTTCTTTACGTTCAGGGCGTCCTAATTCATGAATAACTTTATCATCTTCATCTGCAGCTAATACAGGCATAGTAATTTTTTTCTTCTTATAATTAGTATTATTATAAAGAATAAGATAATTTTTACCTACAATTGAAAAATAACTAAAGGCTTTAGAACCTTTAGTTGGATCAAAATAATGGAGTTTTTCTAAAAGAAAACAAACAACTTCGTGTTTTAAATCTTCTAATGATTCAACTTCTGTATAATAAAATTTAAAGGTGTGAATAAGATTTTCAGCTAATTTATAAAACGAATAATTTATACGGTCGTTAAATATTTTATTTCGAGTTGCTTCATTGTTGGAAGCTAAATACTCACCAATAGCTAATTCAGTGTCATGAGTAAAATACATTCTTGTACTTTTACGTCCACGTTTTTTCTTCTTCGGAGTAGGAGAACCAGCTACTGCCGGTTCTTTTTTTTCTGTTTTGCTCATTTATTATTTCATGCGAAATTCATTTAAGGCATCTTGAATTTTTTTAACTTCTCCAAAAAACCAACCAATTTCGTCATCTGCGTAAAATACCCCTTTATTATCTATTTCTTTTAATCGGGCATCGCAAGCTGCAATTGCGTCGCTTTGTTTATTTATAAAATCCTCCATCGCTTCATTTTTCTTAATAAGATTTCTTATTGCAACAAAAGATG